TCGGGTTTCCCTGGCCCATCTTGAGGCGCCAGAGGGTTCGGAGGGCCACCTTGCTGCGCTTGGCGAACTCGGTGATGTTGATGGCCGCTAGCTTGGCCTGAGCTTCGTGTTTGTCCATGCGGCAGATTGTGGCATGCCTTCTGCCAATCGAGCAAGTGAAAATACCTAGAAAAAAGTGTTGACAGTGGCGTGCCGCGTGGCATACAGTCCATCCATCGACTCACCGCAAACATCATGCAAACCACAACCTACCTGATCACCGTCACCACCCGCAAAGAAGTGACCTCCCTGCCCGAGAAGATCGGAGCCCGCGTCTGGATGCTTGATGGCGTGGAGGATGTTCATGTGCAGCCGGTGAAACATGAATTTGCGATTGGCTACAACGTCACCCCGACCGGCCCAGCTGTCTAAGTAAACCAGACCAACAAATAAGGAAGACCATCATGTTCTGCACCGCACTTGCCATCGGATATCACATCGCAACGGCACACGACGCCAGCCCGCAGTACCGCCTTCGTGCCAACGAAGCGAACCCGGGGCTGTACGCGCAATGCGACTCTGTTGTGGTCGGCGCCTACTACAACACGCAGCGTCGGGCCTCGATTTACGCCGGCAAGGCCATCCGTGTTGCCCCCTCGCTGGAACTCATCGTGGGCGGCGTGACGGGCTACACGTATGCGCCAGTGACACCGATGGTGATGCTGTCGTATCGTCTCAGCGACGGCACCCGCCTGTCGTTCATCCCGACCACTCCGCAAAACGTGGGCGGCCTTCACCTCAGCAAGGAGTTTTGAATCATGTCCAACTTGGCACACGCCTACAGCACTGGCCGATACGTCGTGCTGGCGCCCATCCGCTACCTTGCGGTGATGGATGACTTTGGCAACCTGCTTGCCGTCTACTAAAGGGGATCACATGTACGCAACACGTAAAGAACGAGAAGACGACTCATACGAAGAACTGCTGATTTCGGTCGCGGACGAAGTGCGAAGCCTGTTTGAGGCCGGTTTTGCTGGCACCCCCGTACACTTGCCCAGCGTGCACACCAGCCGCGTGCTTCATAAATTTCTCGATGGGCGCGAGGCCACGTTTTCGCACGATCACATCGTCTACGAGACACCATTCGCCGCAGCCGTTTACAGCGCATTGGACTCCGGAATGGCAATGGGCTCCCTGCTGAAAGCCAGCGAGCCAAGCGCTACACCGAAGGACCTGCAACATTACCGAGAAGCCTGCGCGGAATCCTACATCCGAGAGCATGCCGAAGACATTGCGCGGGTGGTTTGGCTGCGCCGCCAGGAGCTGTGATGAAGCGCACTGAACCCACACGCTCGCTGCTGCAAGGCGGGCCATACACCAAGGCGGACCACACCGATTTGCGCGCCCGCTTTGAGGCCATCAGGCGGGCACAACAGCCGGCGCCCACGCCGCGCATTGAACCCAGGTATGTTGCCCTCGCCTCATCGGCAGAAGGAAAAGAATGGTTTTAAGCCTATCCGCCATGCTGGAAACGTGGCACAATTTCAGAGCAGTCTACCGCCTGCAACGTCACATCTACGGGCGCTTCGATGCCATGCGCATTGCATTCGGGGTGACCGTACAACCACCACCTTTCTAAGGACATCATGAGCGTAGCTAAGAAACTCATGCAAGCGCGCCTTGCACTACAGGGACGCCAACTCATCAAGACCGGCCACAACAAGTTCGCTGGCTACAAATACTTCGAGCTGGCCGACTTTCTGCCAGCCGCCCAGGAGATTTTTTCGTCAGTCGGACTTTGCGGCCTTGTCAGCTTCACGGAAGACATTGCGTCGATGCGAATCATTGACGTGGAAGACGGAAGCGAGCTGCAAATCACCTCCCCCATGGGCTCAGCCGCGCTGAAGGGCGTTCACGCGGTGCAAAACATTGGGGCGGTCGAGAGCTACCAACGCCGCTATCTGTGGATGACGGCCCTGGAAATCGTCGAGCATGACGCACTGGACGCTGTGACAGGCGCTGCGGAGCCTGAGACCAAGCCACGCCGCGCCAAATCCGGCACAATGGCTGACGTGCAGGCCACGATGCCCGATCCGACGACCGAAGAGGCCGCGTATTACAGCGAGCTGGCGGCGGTGATTCTTGAGGCGCACGCATCCGGTGATGAGGCGCACACATTCGACATCATCGAACAAGAGGCATTGGACAGCGACCAAAAAATCCACCTGTGGGCGCTCCTGCCCAGCCAGGTCCGATCGGCCATCAAGCGCGAAGGCGCAAAACGCAAGGAAACCAAATGAGCTATGACAATGCCATGAAAGGCGTACTCTTCAAGGATGAAGCACGCAAAAGCGACAAACACCCGCTGTACACCGGCAGCGCCACCATCGACGGCGTCGAATACTTCATGGATGCATGGGTGAACAAGTCGGATAAAACCGGCAAGTCGTTCATGTCGCTGAAGTTCAAGGCGAAGGACAAGCAGCCGGGCACGAAGGGCACCGGGCCAGGGACCAAGAATCCGCCAAAGACAGGTACGGGCTTTGACGACATGGACGACGATATTCCTTTCTGACATGCTCAAGACGTACCCGAAACACAAGTACGTCCGCTCGCCGGCGCTCATGAAGGCTTACCGCCTTCTGAGTTGCCAGCACTGCGGAGCCGATGACGGCACGGTGTGCGGTGCGCATAGCAATTGGGCGGAGCATGGCAAAGGGCGCGGCATCAAGGCCAGCGACGACAAATGCGCGTCGCTGTGCTTCAACTGCCACCGCGATCTGGACTCTGGGCGCGGTGATCGTGAAGACAAGCGGCGCATGTGGGATGCCGCTCATGCCTCAACCATGGCCGGGCTGATCGATTTAAGCCTGAGTCTGCCCACGCTGCGCCGTCTGCTGAGCGAGGTAGGGATTGCGAGATAGCCATGGCAACGTTTTTTCTGGGCGGGCATCCCGAGGCTAGAGGGCGCGCACTCCGCGCAGTGCAAGAGGCCGCAGATGGGATGGTGGTGCACATCAAGCCCAAGACGCGGGGGCTCGAACAGAACGCGCGCTTTCACGCACTGTGCCAGGAGTTCGCCAGCCGCCGCATCATTTGGGCGGGGGAGCCCAGGGCCGCCGCCGAATGGAAGGTGCTGCTTGTATCCGGTCACGCGGTTGAGACCATGGGCGAATCGCCCGACATCGTGCGCGGGCTGGCGGATGAGGTCGTCAGCCTGCGCGAGCGGACGGCGCGCATGACTGTTGCGCGCATGTCCAGCCTGATCAGCTATGCCGAAGCTTTCTTGGCATCATGCGATTAGTTGTAACAGTTCAACCGCTCGCCCAATTGCGTGGCACAATAACTCATCGACACAAAGGAACCCAAATGCCACGACCGAAGATTCCGCCGCACTTGGTGCGCAAACATCAGACGATGCGACTGCCAACGTGGATTGTCGAAAAGCTTGAGGCGCTCACGATGAAAAAAGCCGACGCCGTGGCCGAAGCACTCAAGCGGACGTTCCACTGGAAAGAGCCGAAAAAGTAATCAACCTCTCCAAACACAATAGGAAAATCGCTATGAAACTCGCTCATATTTTCAGCGTCATTCTCTCGCTGACCTTCGTTGGTGGCTGGGTCATCAATCTCGTAGAAGTCCTCCAGATGGCCTCCGACCCCATGACGACGCTGTTTGTGATCAAGGCAATCGGCATCTTCGTGGGGCCACTCGGCGCCATCATGGGCCTATTTTTCTGAGGGGTGAAGACATGAGCAAGTTTGCTGATGAGGCGATGAATCTGGCGGATGCAATGGCCGACAAAGCGTGCGCAGGAAGCCTGGCCGGTTTCGTGCATGTGGAACGCGAAGCCCTCCGCGCCCACCTCACCGCCCGCGAGGCCCTGCTTGATCGGATGGCGGAGGCGTTGGGCCGCTTTGTACGCCCAGGCCGAGAGTTCGGCTATGACGATGACATTACCAAGGCGCTTTCGGTTTTGTCCGATTACGAGGAGAGCAAGCAATGAGCAAGCACACGCCGGGGCCGTGGGCCTTTAGCAGCGATGACAAGTTGGGCGACAAGCGTTTTTATATCGCGCAAGCAGATGGAGCGCCGTACACGCCCAGCTATTCGGATGTCGCAACTCTTATTGCAGAGACGGTGAGCCTGGAGCGGGTCGCTACTCAGGAGGCCAACGCCCGCCTGATCGCCGCCGCGCCTGATCTGCTGGAGGCGTTGTGCGCGCTCGTTCTGAACATCGACGCAGGCGGCGCCACGCTGAACTCATTGGCTGACGCCCGCGTCGCCATCGCCAAAGCAACAGGGGAACCGCAATGAGCCTGCACGACAAGATTTCGGCACTTCGTCCGGCCAGCGGTAACACGGCGGAGTTTCGTGGCGGATTCACGTGCGCCCGCCACGCAGCCGCAGAGCTGGCGGTGAAGCAGGATGCGCTTGTGGCGCAGTTGGTGGAGGCGTTGGAGTACGCGCTTGAGGACTCTGCGGAAATCATCACCAAGCACGTTTTGGAGCTTGGCGAGAACCACAAGGCGGACCGGCTGAAAGAGATGCGCGACAAGCTTGCCAGCGCCCGTGCAGCCCTGTCCGCAGCACGCGGGGAGGCGGGGAAATGAAGACTTACCGCGAGCGAATCAAGTCACTGCCCGCTTGGAAAAGCGGCTTCCCTGTCAGCCGGGCTGAGGCGCTCCGAGTCGCTGACGCAGCCGACGCCTTGCAAGCTGAGTGCGAGGCGCTGCGGGCTGATGCGGAGCGGTATAGATGGATCAAGAGTGCCAAGGGCTTGCGCCTTGAAAGTGAAACTAGCGAATGGTTCCGAACAGATGGAACTAGGTTTATCTCAACTCACTGCTTTGTGGCAAACGGCACACAGCACGCCTCACACGAGACGCTTGACCAAACCATTGACGCAGCGCTCGCCACCACTCCGCCCACCGATGCGCGGGAGGGCTGATGGCCGACATCATCGAGAACATCTGCCAATGGCTCGCGGCCGACATCGTGATCTGGTGGGTCTGCCAGATCGCCTACACCCTCATGACAAAGGACTAACATGACAGTCATCGACATTGATCTGACCGACAGCGAGCGCAAGCAGATCGCGGAGATTCTGATTCGTCGCTCAAAAGAAGTTTCTGGCTTCAGCAGCGAATACCGCAGCAAGACCGACCACTTTGGCAGCGTTGAGCTTGCCTTGACGCGAGAGATTGACCGGCTTCGCCGGCTCGCCGAGCGCGTGAACCCTGCCGAACCTGAGGACGACGACGCATGACCACCACACCCGATGCCACGCCATGAGCCACTGCCCCGCTAACCCACGCTTCCAGTTCATCCACGAAGAGCGTGCTACGGGATCGCACTACGTGTGCGCGCTGTGCGGCGCACGCAGCCTGCGTGCCTGGGAACCCCCAGGGGCCAACCTGGAAATCATTGAGCAAATGCAGGATGGCATCCTGCGCTCCGACAGGTGGGGCGGAGGGCATCCGAAAGCTGTAGCCCTGCTGGGTGGCGTCGTATGCATGGTGCATAGCGCGGAACACGAGTCGGCTGTGCGGCGTGCGGAACGGTGGGTGTGGTTGTGCGCCCTTGTATTCGCAGTTATCCTGCCAATCGCCCTCTACCACTTCTCCTAAAGGAACACCATGACCAACGAAGAACGCTACTTCATGGCCTCCCGCATCAAGTGGGAATTGATCGAGCTGCTGAGTGAACCGGGCAGCCCGGTTTCGACGGAAGGCCTGAAATGCATGATGGACGCCATCGACTGGCATGTGCAAGCGATGGAAGAACGATTGCCAGACGCTGCCTAGCCAGATGCCCACTTCGGTGGGCTTTTGCTTTTGGGGGGCGGTAAACTCGCGCGCATGGCACGTATCAGACTCCCCAACAATTGGACACCCCGCCCGTACCAGATGCCCGCATGGGAATACCTGGAACGCGGGGGCAAGCACGCTGAATTGATTTGGCACCGGAGGTCGGGCGTGTGCCCCCCGGTCTGAGAGGGCTGGGGGGCGCCGTCAAGGCAAAGATGAGATTGCATTGCACCGCACCGCATGCGCTGTGTTTGAGCGCGTGGCCGGTTACTGGCATATGTTGCCACAGGCAGCTCAGGCTAGAAAGGCCATCTGGGACGCCGTAAACCCGCACACAGGGCGCAAACGGATTGATGAGGCATTCCCCCTGCCACTGCGCCGTGCGACGCGTGGGCAGGAGATGCAAATTGAGTTCATCAACGGCTCGACGTGGCAGGTTGTCGGCTCGGACAACTTCAATAGCTTGGTGGGGTCCACGCCGGCCGGTGTCGTCTATTCCGAATGGGCGCTAGCCAAGCCGGCAGCGCGGGCCTACTTGCGCCCCATCTTCGCGGAAAACAACGGCTGGCAGATGTTCATCACCACGCCGCGGGGGAAGAATCACGCGTATCGCACCTTTGAGGCCGCCAAGCGCGACCCGCACGCCTTTGCCCAGAGATTGAGCGTCCGGGACACAGGCGTCCTGTCGGATGAGCGCCTGGACACGGAATTGATGGCGTATGTCAAGGAATTCGGCGAAGACCAAGGCCGCGCGATGTTCGAGCAGGAATACGAGTGTTCATTCGACGCCGCACTGCTGGGCGCCTTCTATGGGGCTGAGTTCCGCAATATCGAAGAGTTGGGCCGCATCTGCGAGGTGGAGTATCAGTCGGGGCATCCGGTGTTCACGGCCTGGGACATCGGCTACAACGACGATACGTCCATCTGGTTCTATCAGGTAATCCATGGCGAGATTCACGTCATCGACTTCCACACCTCGAACGCGCACGATATCGACTGGTATTGCGACCTGCTGGAGAAGCGCGGCTACACCTACGCCAAGCTGGGCAGCATGCCTTTCCTGTGGCTACCTCACGACGCCAGGGCAAAAACCTTCGCCAGTGGTGGCAAAAGTGTGCAGGAGCAGTTTGAGGCGCGCGGATACAAGAGCTTGATCGTGCCTGAGCTATCCCTTCAAGACGGTATTCAGGCGTCGCGTCAGGCGCTCAAGCGGTGCTATTTCGACGCTGCCAAATGCGAGGAAGGCATAGAAGCCCTGCGCATGTATCAACGCGAATGGGATGATGACAACAAGATGTTCAAGGACCGGCCTTTGCACAATTGGGCGTCGCACCCGGCTGATGCATTCCGGTATCTCGCCATCGCTTGGAGGGAATTGGCCCCGAAAACCGAGGAAAAGGCGCCGATATTCCCGATTGGCGGGCAAAGCGGTAGAATTGTCACTGAGCCCCTGGAAACTCTGTGGGCGCAAACCCCCAAGCGCAAGCACGAAAGAATCTAAATGGCACAGACTCTGATTTCCGGGCAGGCCAAGCCGGTCGCCGCCACTGCCAACGTCAAGAGCAGCACTGGCACGCTGCTGGGCGTGTTTGTCAGCGTCGCTGATACGACGCCAACTCTCGCCCTCTACGACAGTGCCACGACCACGACCACGGTGCCACTGATTGCGACGTTCACGCCGGTTGCTGGCACGTGGTACCCGATGCCTATCGGTTTTGGCAGCGGGCTGTATGCCGTCCTTGGCGGTAATGTCAGCTGCACCTTCGTGTACGTGTGATCGCCCGGCCATGAGCATTCTCGAAGACCAAGCGACAGAAGGCCAGCAGGAAGCCGCTAAGTGGACTACTGCGCTGGAGCTGGCGAAGAAAACTGATGCCACATGGGTGACGCGCGGTCGAAAGATCGTCAAGCGGTATCGTGACCAGCGTGGCGAATCCAGCCGCGATAAGCGATACAACATTCTTTGGAGTAACGTGGAAACGCTGGCGCCGGCCATTTACTCCCGCGCCCCGAAAGCCGATGTTTCCCGTCGCAACAACGACAAGGACCCGGTATCTCGCACCGCCTCGCAGATTTTGCAGCGGGCGCTTCAGTTTGAACTCGACTTCTACAACGATTTTGACTCGGCGCTGCGCAACGTGGTGCTAGATCGCCTGTTGCCGGGGCGCGGCACGGCGTGGGTGCGCTTTGAGCCCGCTTCTGAGCCGCCTGTCGCTGAGGATGGCCTGCAAGTCACGGATGACATCGAAGGCTCAAAGGGCTACGAATGCTGCCCCACGGACTATGTGTTTTGGGAAGATTTCCGCATGTCTCCCGCCCGCACTTGGGAGGAAGTTTCATGGGTGGCGCGCCGTGTTTACATGAGCCGGCACGAGGGCATCGAACGATTCGGCGATCTATTCAAAGAGTGCCCGCTGTCGCATGTGCCGATCGGTCTGGACAAGGACAGCCCCGAAGCTTCGACCATGAAAAAGGCCATGGTCTGGGAAATTTGGGACAAGGCTAGCAAAGAGGTCATCTGGGTGGCAGAGGGCTACCGCGAGGTTCTTGACCGCAAGCCGGACCCGTTGCAGCTTGACGCGTTCTTCCCGTGCCCGAAGCCGCTCATGTCCACGACCACGACGGACCAGCTTGTGCCGGTGGCTGATTACGTTCAGTATCAAGACCAGGCGAGCGAGCTGGATGAGGTGACCGAGCGCATTTCCTTGATGGTGAAGGCGTGCAAGGTGGTCGGTGTGTACGCAGCCGGCTCCGAGGCCATCCAGCGCATGTTTACCGAAGGGGTGGACAACACGCTGATCCCGGTGGACAACTGGGCCATGCACGCTGAGAAGGGTGGCGTCAAGGGGATGATTGACTGGATTCCGCTGGATACGGTCATCCAGGCGCTGCAGCAGCTTTACGTCGCCCGTGAGCAGATCAAGCAGGTGATTTACGAGGTGACGGGTATCTCGGACATCCTGCGCGGTGCATCGCAGGCGCAGGAGACGCTGGGCGCGCAACAGATCAAGGCGCAGTTCGGGTCGATGCGCCTGGAGTCGCGGAAGAAGGATGTAGCCCGCTTTGCCTCGGACATCATCAAGATCAAGGCGCAGATCATGTGCAGCCTGTACCGGCCCGAGGTGCTGGTGGAAATGAGCGGGATGCAGGGTGCTGGCCCTGATGCGCAGTTCATCCCGCAGGCGCTGGAGCTGCTGAAGAACGAGCCTTTGCGCAATTTCCGCATCGAGATTGCTGCTGATTCCATGGTCGAAATGGACGAAATCAGCGAGCGGCAAGGGCGGATGGAGTTCCTGACCACGGTTGGCGGCTTCCTCGAAAAGGCTGTGCAGGCCACCCAGACGGTTCCCGAGATGGGGCCGCTCATGGGTGAACTGCTGATGTTCTGCGTTCGGGCATGGAAGACGGCCTCACCGATCGAGCAGGCATTCGACGATGCCCTGTCGAAACTCAGTGCGCCGAAGCCACCGGCACCTCCTAGCCCTGAAATGGTGAAGGCGCAAGCCGACGCACAGAAGGCGCAAACGGATGCCCAGATCGCGCAACTCAAGATGCAGTCTGAACAAGCCAAGGTGCAGGCAGAAATGCAGAAGGCGCAGATTGAAATGCAGGTGAGCCAAGCTGAAATGCAAATGAAGGGCGCTGAAATGCAACAGCACGGGGCTATGGAGCAATTCAAGGCTCAGGCTGCCATGCAGCAAGAGCAGATGCGCCAGCAGTTCGAGGCGGCCATGGAAGCCCAGCGGATGGACATGGAACGCTGGAAGGCCGAGCTTGACGCGGCTGTGCGTATTGAGTTGGCGAACCTGTCGGCTGAGACTGCCAAGGAAACGGCAGCGACTCAAGCGGCGGAAGCCGAAGTTGTCCGGGAGGTGAAGTAATGCCGATTTACTCGGTGGGCTGCCATGACTGTGGGAAAACACAGGACATCTTCCGCAGCTTGAGTCAGTACGACGACTTGCCGTCATGCTGTGGCGTGCGCATGCACCGGCGCGTCACGGCAGCGGCTGTCTTGGCTGATATCAATCCATATCGGTCCATGGCGACTGGTGAAATGATTATGGGCAGGCGCCAGCATAGGGAGCATCTAAAGAACAATGGTTTAATCGAGGTTGGGAACGAGAAAATGACTAGCAAACCACGGGCGGCAGAGTCGAATATCAAAGCAGATATCGCTCAGGCTGTCCATAAAGTGTTGGGTTAAAAATGGACGACGATATCCGTAGCGCACTGGCAACCGCATTCAACAACGCCGAAACCGAGACTGAGGAACCGGTCGCAGTCGAGGCGCCTGTTGAAGAGGTGACCGAAACCTCCGAAGAGCAGGCCGCACGCGAACGTGATGAGCGCGGGCGTTTCGCTGCCAAGCAGGAGGCGGAGACCCCTCCTGTGGCCGAAGTCACTCCGCCAGTCCCTGAGCCTGCCCCGACGCCCCTGGAGAAGCGTGCGCCTAGTACGTGGCGCAAGGAAGCTGCGGCGCAGTGGGCGACCCTTCCCGACCAAATCAAGGATGAGATTCTGAAGCGCGAGAATGACGCGCGTTCGGGCATCCAGAACTACAAGCAGGCCGCAGATATGGGCCGCACGTTTGAAGAGGCTGCAAAGCCTTTCCAGCGTCAGTTTGAGGAATTGGGCGTTACTCCGGTTCAGGCGTTTCAGCACCTGC